TCGTCTAAGTCTGCGTCTGTTAACCTAGAAGGATCAGATTTTCTCTCTATTGCCGGTGCATGACTTAGCGCACCTTCCATTGGCCTCGCTTGTCTTGACTGAATAGAATTAACTACCTGCTGTGTTGCGGTTCTCTGTGCGTATGCATTCGCTCCAGTCATAACATCATTCAGATGTGTGCTGATGTAAGCTGTGCGGACATCGATGCCGTTATCGAGCAGATTGGCAAAAGCCTTGTTGTTCTCTATCTCTAAACCGAGATCGAAGTTTGGAAATGCCTGCTGTAAGTCAGCAGCATCTGTCTCCCACTGTGTGAACAATGCCTGTCTCCTCTGCTGTTCCTCGAACGCTTCGGTTATCTGTCTGCCTCTCTCAGCTTCGGCTTTGAGCTTGAGATTCTCTTTGTACTGGTTTACATCAAGACCAGCTCTCTCAGCTCCTGCCTGGTAAAACGCTTCGTCATTGGCAATAGCGTTGCCCAATCCTTCAATGTCTCCGCTTTTCAGACCATAGTTCATGAACAGAGGTGCTAGTGCATCGTTGTACTGACTTACTTGGCCCTGCAAGTCAGCCTGGTTCTTGAACCTGTTCTGAATTGCTTCAGAGACTCCCTGCCCATACAGGTCATGGAACTTTCCGTCCTTGCCTATAAGAGCTTTCCATTCTGCAGTGATGTCACTGCCATTGTCAGTGCCGACCTGACTCTGTGTCTGTCCTTCGCCTGCGGACTTGCCGTACTGTACAGCCTGTATGTCCTGCTTAGAATCAGACGAGCTGGCATTTGCTCCGGAACCTTCTCCACCGCCTTCGCTATCGAACAGGAAGAAGTCCAGATGATATTTGTGTTTCATAGCGTTTCCTTTCTGTTGTTGTTTTTATGCATGGTTACGATCCATGTCCTTTGCTATGTTTGGAGTATAAAAAAAGAGGGAGATTGAATTCTCCCCCCATTACAGGCTCAGTATATTCTGACATGATCCGGAAACTGCTCTGCCAGCTGCCTGAATACCTCAAACACATCTTGGAATACGATCAATGTATCTGCTGATGTGTTGAACAGATCTATCCGTACATGTCCATCCTCATATACTGTAGGTTCAGCACCCACCCTTGTTGCTTCTATTGCCAGGACTCCGCATAATGCAGATACTGCTCTGCATATTGCACTGTCACCGGCATGATTCAAGCAGTCAAACATGAGACTGTTGTTTAGCTCATCTATATCAAGAATTACCTTTGTCATCTATCGTCATCTCCTTACATCGGATTAGCAGCTTCAGCTGATCTCTTTCTTATCTTGTCAGCATATGAATTGCCGGATGCGCTCACTCTCTCTTCCGGTGTTCCTTCTCTTGGCTGACCTTGCTGACCTGTCTGCTGCTGTGCCATAGCTGCCATCTGGTCCGGATCTATCAGGCCCTGTTGCATTGCAGCCATACCGAATGCAGGATCTATCATGGCCTGCTGCTGTATCATCTGCATTGCTGCCTGAAGCTGACGCATGACCATGCCGTTAGCCTTGATGCCCTGTACCACCTTGTCCTTACCTTCAAAATCCATCATGTCAAGGCAAGCCGTTGCAGGCAGCTCATTCTCAGGATTGAACAGGCCCATGCCATATAGCTCTTTGGCTGTCTCATTCTGTGCAGCTCTGCTGAATGGACTCTGCTTCTCAGCTGTGACAAGGATATCAAACATCGGACGCACATGTCTTACAGTCTTATCCGGCAGCGTAGTATCTCTGTCAACGATTCCGGCATTGCTGTACAGGATGAATCTGTAGTCACCGCCCTGACCGACAACCTCATAGCCATTATTCTTTGTTGGTTTTGGCAGTCCGTCAGCTGTTGGCGTATCTATTCTGAAACTCCTCGGCTCTGTGTAGAACTGTCTTATAAGCTCGATGACCAGGTAGTATTCCTCTCTGGAACCTCTGTAAAGCTCCTTGTTCACATCTCTCGATAGCTTGCTTCCTGCTTCCTGTAACGCTGCTCATTTGTGTTCATGTAGGTTCGTTACTCCTACACCGCATTTCTGCTGCTCTATGTCACCATAGAGATCGGACTATATCATCATCTCTTATGTTGAGATGCCAGGCACTTCCATCCACTTGGATGTACTCTACTCGGTTCGTTACCCTTTCGATAGTCTCTGAACCTTCCTCATCTCTGAGGCTTGGCTGCTGATTGTCTCTTTCGAGATTTTCCAGCAATTCACCTGGTTTTCATAAGGGATTGCTCCCCTATGCCACTGCTTTGTTAATGGCACTTGCTGCGGTTACTCCTGAAGCTGTACTACCCTGTGAGAAGTCTCTGTTTCCGGAAGTCTCCTTCAGCTCCTCTACCTTGTTGCTGAGATGCGTGATAGCTCCGTTAGGTACATCCGGTACATCTATCCTTGCGACAGCCTCACCCAGATCACCTGTAGCTACTTCTACGATCTCATTGTTCCAGTCAGCAAATTGATCTATGTCGATGTTCGCATTCTTCCTTGCCCAGTATCTCGGCCTTGCCTTCATCATCGCATTCTTGATGATCGCCTGGTCAAGTCTGTCTATATCTCTCTGAGGATTCTTCATGATGTCAAGATAACCGAATCCCCACGGAGTATCCTTGATAGGGAACAGCCTGCGGATGACGAATGGGAATCTGCCATGCTCATAGAATCCATTTTCATATCCCTCCTCATTCTCTGAGCAGAATGCCAGCTGATCACCTATGATGATTGCTAGATGCAGTACGATCTTCGGAGTCTCCATGACTTTCATCCGATAGACTTTGCCATCATCAGCTACCACATCACTGTAGACCGGCATAATGACAGGTTTCTTGTAATACATGTCGATGACCTCAACCATCTGAGTAGTATCAGCATTGTCATCATGGATGTACTTAGTGACCAGTCCTGTGTCCTGTGGGCCTATCTTGTCAGCTATCTTAGGCCACATCGCTCTGACTACATCGATATCCTTGAGAGTGACATGGAATACTTTGTCAGAATCCTGCAGGTTTTCAATGCCAGGTTTCCAAGCTATGTTATGGATATCCACATTTGTGATAGCTACATCACCCAGGCCATCATGCTTGCTCTGATCCCACAGGACTGATGTAATGGCTGCACCATCCTTGCAGAATGTCCATCCCATATCTCTGTACACCTGCTGGTAGTCATTCTGCTCCATGATCACCGGCAGGATGCTCGACAGGATCTTCGCCTCTACCTCATCATCAGCCTCTCTCGGCAGTACATTAGGTGATGGAAAGCTGTCCATGATATCAGCATGTTTGTTGATTAGTGAGTTGAACAGCCATGCTGAACCAACCTCTACACCAGCCTTTTCACCTTCGTTGTTGTCAGCAAGCACATTCCAGTGCCTGATTCTCCACCATTCCTCATTCGCTGTAGCCTTCTGGTCTATACTTGCCTTGCTTGCGAAATACTCTCTCAGATCATCAAGAGCTAACTCGACTTCATCTTCGCCAAACTTGCCGACAGGTTTGACAGTGAAGTCTACAGTCGATTCGTCTTTATAATCTTTCATCGCTACCTCTCTTTCTACCATCTGCTCACGATCTCATACGGATCTGTTGCGTAATAATCACCGCCCATAATGTTCAATGGATCGTCTGGTGGTGGTGTCCATTCAACATCTTCAGGCTGTACATTTATCCTCGGTTCGATGGTTCTGTACATGCACATGTATCTCCACGAATCGTAATTGTGATCTTCCTGGCTGGTATCCACATCCTCTACATTAGTCTCATCATAGACAAGCGATGGAATGCATCTTATGAAATGCTTGCATGTCTTGAACACATGGAACATGCTGTGTCCGTCCTCATCAAATGCGAGTCTGTAATGGCACTGCATCTTGCCGTGTATCCTCGACCCTGCGCCTTTCGCACTCTTATCGAAATAGATCCCAGCCTCTTCAAATGCTTCAATGATAGGCACACCTGAGTCAGATGCGAATATAGCTGAGTCAGCTACACCATAGATCGTTCTGCCTCGGAGATTAGGATCATCATGCTCTATCTCCCATATTTCTTCCGCACACCTTTGAGGAGTCCACTTGACTCCGGTGTTCGGTTCTCCTGTGCAGCCATACAGCTCACGAATCATGTACAGGCATCCACCAGGAGCAACAGTGTACCAATTGACCGAAAAAGGTTTCGCATAACCCCAGTCCATCGACCTATACATAGGCCATGTGTCCGGTATAGGAAACGGATTGACAACATGAGTCCACAGCCTGTCATCGTAGTGTTTAGGATCATTTCTCCATTCGTTGAATACCTGACCGGAGAATGAATCCCAGTCTCCGTACAGAAGAGCCTTCTTCTCTGCTTCAGGCATCATACCAAGTGACGCAATGTAGCTCGGATCATTGTCCAGCAGTTTCTGATTATCGAATACTGTTGCAGGAACAAATATCCGGTCACGCTTGATATGAATCTTCTTGCCCTTGTTATCTGTTACCTCGACATCCTCAACAATAGGTGTCATAGGTGGAGCAGCTGTAATGAATCTATCCTTTACCCAGTTATGGCCCTTGCCCCCTGGGTTAGTTGTTGCTCTGACATAGCACCTTGTTCCAGGGCCGTTAGGTCTGCATCTTGAATAGAGATATGTGTACTCGTCATACTCAAAGTGCGTTAATTCATCGAATCCCACGAAATCGAAGGATTTTCCCTGATAATTTATTCTGTCCTGCTTATGATTCATGCTGCCAAATATGATCTTAGCTCCGGAAGGGAACGTCCATGTGTGAGTAGTGCTGTTGTATCTCGCACCTGGTATCGCTCTCGGATAGATCAGCAGGCTTTTGTCTATCAGCTCTGACAGCTGCGGATATGTCTTACGCAGGATCAGTCCTTTGTAGTGAGGAATATGCACCTGACGCAGAGCTTCAACCACAAGCGCATCTGACTTACCACCACCAGCTGCACCGCCATATAAGCATTCAAACTCAGGACGCTGCATGAACTGTATCTGCTTTGGCTGTGGCTGCCATATGATATTCTGCTTACTCATTGCTCAATACCTCTGGCATAAGAACCACACCATAACGCTCATCATCATCGCCCACATTACCATTTCTAAGCGCATTTCTCTCACGCTCCAGTGCGGTTCTCTCTTTTTCAATCTCAAGTCTCTCACGCTGAATTTCCTTATCAAACTCAAAACGCTCTCGATCAAGCTGTTGCTTCTGCAATCTCTCAGCCTTCTCGATGTTATGCAGGCTTCTGGTCATGCTTTCCATCATCTGCAGGATCTGCATAGAATCCTTCATAGCCTTGCTGTCAAACTTGTCGAAATGCTTTTCCTCTGTAGTGATGATCATGCTGCCATCATCATCTATGACTTTAGTCTCAATAAGATGTCTCTGATACTGCTGAGTGTCGCTGATCATCCGGTCAAAGTGACCTTTCATCTTGTTCAAGAAATCGGATTCCTGAGACAGCTCAGTAGCCATTTTATTCTCAGTTTTCGTTATTGCTTTTGATACCACATTTGATTGGCACTTTTTTCTGGTGGCGAACCAGTTATCAGCCTTAGATTTTTTAGCAACAGTCTTATAGTTTATGCCATACTTCTCAGCTATCCTTCTAAGTGACATCTGAGGGTCTGTGACATATTCATGCTGTATCTTTGCCCAATCATAGTTCTGCCGACCAGTCTTTTTCTTCTGGTCTTTAGGCATATCTAATTTCCTTTCCTGTAATTCTTTGTGCTATCGAATACTGTAGTGACATCTGATATAGACACCCAGACACCATTGACCTTCTTGTACGCTGCAGCTACCTCAGACCACGCATTATTGTTCTTCACATAGAGCTTGCTAGTTTCAGCAGGCCCATCGCCAATGACTACAGCTATAGTCGCATTGTCAGATACAGTGTAGGTGTAGGTGTAGTGATCTACACCTGAGCCTGTCGAGTATGTGACTACAAAGCTGATGCCTGTGACCAGTCCGCCATAGTATCCGACATAGTGTCTGACCACAACATTATCGAGTTGTGATCTTGTCGGCATGGTAGTTGGTGCCAGTGTGATAATGCTTGACGATGTGCTTGGAAAGTCCACTTCCTCGCTGATAGCCGTACTTCCGTTGTAGATGACACACTGCGATACATGAGATGAGTCGATAGTAGAATTTTCTCTGTGTCCGTAGCATCTGACCTCTATGCCCTCGATAGTCGCATTGCTTGGGATGCCGGAGAAGTCAAACGAGTATGCAGCATAACCGGTAGATCCGGAGCTTGCGTACATATTCGATGTGCTTGAGTACGGAGATTCAGCCGAATGTCCTATTGCGTACTCCGCATATGATGAACCGCTCTGAATACCGCTTGTTGTTACATTGTCTGCTGTGAATGTCGATGTAGCACCAGCACCATGCGCTACAAGCTGGCTCGTTACATCCGTGCCGTTGTTGGTCACATGGACCTCATCGCTTGAGTTGGTCGGAGTGATCGTCAGCTCATACTCAGCACCCTCATATGTTGATGTAGCACCACTTGGCACGATTGTTCCGTTACCACTCAGAGTTGATGTGACTGTCCTCGGATTTGGTATAGTGTAATCGACTTCTATCTCCGCACCATAGATGTAGAACACCGATTGCGTGTTCCTGGAACTTCTCCTACAGTTGATCCTTATACCGAAGTCATCACCATCGTCAGCGAATGTCGCATAATCCTGCGTGAAGCTGAATTCATGCGTTGTTGTGCTTGTGGTTATCGGACTGCAATACGCATTGCTATATGTCGAAGTTCCTTTGCAAAGCACAGGCTGATATGATGTCGAAGTCGAACCACCACTTTCTTTGGCTTTTAAGAGGATCCTGATGCTGTTGACTATTGCACCACTCGGCACATCGCTAAAGTTGAAACCACGAAGATAGACATATCTATTAGTGGTCGATGAGTAGGTGTTAGTGACAGTTGCGTAGGTATCTGAGCTGGTGTTAGTATAGGCATTCGAGGCATTAGATACCGACAGATACGATGTGCCGGCAGCGTTGTACAGTTCACTTGGAACAAGTCTTATCGTTGCCATATCACACCACCTTTAAATAAATATCTCCATCGCTCCCCAGACTTGAAGCCGGATCTGTTGTTCCGGTGTAGTAGGTTATGATCTCTTCAGCATCTATGAATTCGGCTGTGCCACCGCCTGTTTTCGGAAGATTGACAGATGGCACATCACTATATGAAGCACCCCATAGAGTTATATTTTGTGCCATGCTCGCCCCCCTTACGAAATAGTCAGTACCTTAGTTGTTGAATTTTGTGAGATTGATGGAAGTGTTGCGCTGCCTGCCACATTGAAAATAGTCTTTCCAGCGATGATGTTGGATGCTACCAGGTTCGCATCGCCCTTTATGGTCTGCGCACCTGCCAGAAACTGATTAGCATTTATAGTCTGATCTGATGTAGTAGGTGTGTAAGTCTGTGCAGCCTTTTCTGTCATCGTGCCGGTCACTTTTGACCCATTCACATAAGCTGTTGCACCGGATCTCATCTGCGCACCTGTAGCTGTAGCGTCAGAAGTATCCATAAATTTTGCAGTGCCGTTGCTTGTTGGGATGTCTACTTCCGGAACACTCTGGTAAGTTACCCCATTGATTATTACATTCTGTGCCATTGTCTCTCCTTCTTATGAAACTGTTAGTACATTACCGTTATAAGTGATCAATCCGTAGTTGGATGGGATAGGATCGACAGTGATGTTCTCTGCCATCTTTAGGCCCCTGGTGTTCAGTGTCTGCGCATGGTCAGATGGTGTGACAGTATATGAGCCTGTATACTCCGGAACCTTTTCTATCTCTGCTTTTTCTATATTCCCTGACAGACCATTGCCATCACTAATGTTCCCGATGATTCTCTGCCCCTGTGTGATCGTGCCTATGATCTTCTTCTCACCCATCACTCAACCTCTCTCTCAATCACGAATGGTGCGTCTTTTATGAATGTCTTGTTATCTCCATTCTCAAAAGTGATCTGCACATCATAGACATAATTGCCGAACGGCAGATTCTTTGTATCTTCAGGAGCGAAAGTAAGCTGCATAGTATCTATCGGGATCTCTTTGATCAGGATCGGTGGATAGATATATCTTGTCCTGCTATAATCCATATCTCCCTTACGCATTGCAAAACGCACTGAATCGCCTGTGACCGGAGTATACTCTTCACCATTAATCACTATCCCTATTTCGTATGTTTCAGAATCGCCCCTGGTGAGATTGATCTGGTTATTCCTCGATAGTTTTATGTATTCCATGTGTATAACTCCTTCCCAAATAAAAAGTCTCCTTTCGTATCAATACGATACCGAAAAGAGACTCTCAGATTCTCCCCTAATTATTTCAATCCCAGGTTACATCACCATCCTGCTCGATCTCCTTGCCATCCTCGTTGATGTCACCAGGCTTACTTTCCTTGTCCATTTTTCACCACCCATTCCAGTAAATGACCGATCGCTACCGCCATCCAATACAGTGCTGCCCATTCTTTCATTGGTTCTTTGTTTGCTATGATCTCTGTTATTTCGTCTATTCGTTCTTTATCTTTTATAAATTTGTTCATTGGTTTAATTGGGCAGATATACCGCTGCCCTCGGTGTTCCCCTACTATTCCAATCTGCCGGTTACCGAGAGTTCTCTCCTTTCTTTTCCGACAGTTATTGGCTCCTTCCAAGCGCAGTCTGTCTGCCACGCACCTACTCCGTCACGATAGTCTCCTATCGGTGAGCCTGTGCTTTCCGTCTGCGGAGTATCGGCTGTCTTGTTTTCGGATTTCATAGTCATATTCGCCCCACACATAGGACAGAAGTTGTACATTGGCGTTCCGAGGTAAGTCGGTACTTCTGTTGATTCTTCGCAAGCCGAACAGTACCAAATGCTTCTGCCCCATTTAAGATCAAATGGTTTCCACTCTGCCATCACTCGCCCTCTCTTTCTCCGTAGCTACAGAAATCTTCCGCATACCACGGCTCTGCACATGGATTGCGACTACAGCCGTTGAAGTTGTATACCCAGTGCTT